TGTCTTTGGTTATCCAAATGCAGATGAGATAACAACAGGCCCTAATGAGGCACTATCATTGCCACCTGAGTCTCGCATGGAATATATCAGCCCATCTGGTGATAGCTATGACAGCCAATTCACAAGATTGAAAGATATTGCAGAACAGATCAATACACTTTCACTAGCCGCAGTACTTGGACAGAAGTTGGTGGGAGAGTCAGCAGAGGCCAAAAGGATAGATAGATCACAGAATGACAGCACAATGATGGTAATTGCACAGCAGATGCAAGACTTGATTGATAACTGCCTTAAGTTTCATAGTGAATATCTCAATGAACCTAACGCTGGCAGTAGTTTTGTGAACAGGGACTTTGTAAGTGCAAGACTAGAACCACAGGAGATAACATCATTGCTTACATTGTTTACTGCTGGAACTATTACTCAGGAAACATTGTTGAATCAACTATCTGCTGGTGAGGTGCTTGGTGATGACTTTGATGTAGAGGAAGAGATCGAAGGCACACAGCAGGGAGGACTTATAGAAAGAGAAGAACCACCAGCCCCACCACAAGAGCCAGCGGACACAGAGGACGAATGATAAATGTCCACTCCAGAAGTATTTTTTAGGGAAACTATTGATCTCAATAGGTATTCAAATTCTGTTGCATTAAAATATGTTGTTAATTACAACGAAATAATCCTTAACGCAGCAAAGCAATTAAGGTCTATAGATCAAAGACAAGTCACAGAGTTAGCAAAAGGAGGAGCAAGAATCATTGCACCGCAAACAAGAAAAAGGTTAAGAGCCATAATAAAGCAATCAAAAGATAGTCTTGATACTTGGTGGCTAAGGTCAGCTATAGATATGGGAACAGAAATGCAAGGAGTCGCAGAATTGCAATCTGAGTTCATACAAAACGAATTAAAAAAAGTCACAGCATCTGGTAATGTCCCGATCAATAGTGTTGCAATCAGCGATAAGTATGCAGAGTCGGTAATAATGACTGACCCATCACAGGTGAACATATTTACTGACAAAGCTTTTACTGAAGATAATTTCAAAGAATTTGGCTCTGGTAAATTCAAACTTACAGCCCAGCAGGGAGCATCAATCACACTGCCAAATGGCAACACAGTAAGAAAAGCATTTAGGGGTATAGCAGAATCTTCAGCCCAAAGATTAGATTTAGCGGTTAGGTCAGGAGTGTTTGCTGGTGAGACACTTGACCAGATCAGTAGGAGACTTATTGGCAGACTTGATTTTTCGCAGAAAGGAAATGTAAAACAGATTGCTTTGGCTGGTGGTGAGTTAACAAAGTTAGCTAATCATCAGATTCAGACTATTGTTAGAACATCTGTCAATCAAGTTACTAATCAAGCATCACAGGCTGTATATGCAGCAAATAAAAAGGTATCACCTAAATATGAATATGTGGCAACACTGGATTCTCGAACAAGTGCTATTTGCCAGCGACTTGATGGACAAACATTTGACTACAATAATGGCCCTACACCACCTCAACACTTCAATTGTCGATCAACTACTGTGCCTGTTGTTGACTTTGATGGTCTGCAAAAGAAATATCCAAACCTTAAAAAGCCGCCAGCGACTAAACTTGATACAAGGCCAAGTATTACAGGGAGAGTGCCGCAGGAAACACCATACGGCAACTGGCTATTAAATCAAGATAAAAAGCTACAAGTCAAGACTTTAGGAAGTGAAGGAAAAGTAAGAATATTTAAAAAATTAGCAAAAAAAGAAGGATCAGGACAGGCAGCCTTAAGAAAGATGATACGCAACGATGGAACTGAAGTTTCACTAGCAAGATTAAAACAGCTTTATGGTAAACCTACTGTGGCCAAGCGTAAGCCAACTGTTGCTGCCCCTACACGTAAACCAAAAGCGGTGGTAGGAACTGCTGTAGCATCTGACTTTGTAAAATCAAAACCACTTAAAAAACTTACTGAAAAAGAATTATTAGCTGATTTAAAGGAGTTTAGAGAGTATGACAGAAAGATACAAATATCAAGGGGGATTAAAAATCCATCTACAGGGCCAATAGATGCAAAGATTACAAGATTAGAGCAAGGATTAAGCATAGAAAGAGCTATAGATAAGAACTCACCTATGTACAACGATTATTTGTTTTGGAAGCAAGGATTTAACAAAAAACCAGATAGAGTTAAAAATGTTCAAGCATTAAAAGATAGAACTGATTTAGTAAAAGGTGCTGATGGTGAAAATCTTTTAGTTTATAGGGGTGTTTCAAATGACAAATGGTCTGATGAGTTTAAAGGTATTGGAAAGACTGGCGATCATTATTATGTCGGAAATGGCATCTATGGAAACGGGTCTTATGCAGCGTCAAGAAATATTCATGGAACAAAAGCAATGGTCAAACAAGGCAACAAAAATGCTTATGATTTAGCTGAAAACTATACAAGTAGTTATGGTTCAACTGTGACAGCGGCTGAAAAGAAAAAAAGAATCACAGCTTTTGGGATTAAAAAGGGAGCTAATTTAAAAACTTGGGAAAAAGGTGCAAGTACAAAAAACTTAAAAGGTGCTCATGCTTTCCCAGACTCTGACTGGTATAGACAAACTTTCAAAAAATGGGAAGATGAAACGATTGCAAAAGCAACTAAGCTAACAGGTTATAAAATTAATTCTGTTGGTGAAGCTTGCAGTATTTTGGGGATAGATGGATACCAAGTGCCTTTGCCTTTAGTTGATGAAGTAGGTGATAAATTAGTTCACTGGAATATGGATTATTGGGTAATTCTCAATAGATCAGCTATAGTAGTAAGTGATACTGTAGGTTTATGAATGTAGAAACTGTAAACAATTCAAGAGATTTAGCACAGATGATGACATCTTTGAATCTTGATATTGAAGCACGAAGAAAATTTATTGAAGCGGCTGGTAAGGCAGATGATTTTGTGTCTTTTGTAAAAGATGTTAATAATGGCAAAATATCTTTTGATTAGATGCCACTCAAGAAAGGAAAGTCACAAAAATCTATCTCTGCCAATATCAGGCTTTTAATGAGAGAAGGTCGTACTCTAAAGCAAGCTCAGGCCATAGCACTATCTACCGCTGGCAAAAAAAAGACAGCTAAAAAACGCAAAAGGAAGTAAGATAAAGACAGCTACTTTTATTGTCATGCCTTCACACTATGGTTCAATGAAGCCCAAAGGAACAAAGAAAAAAAAGAAAGGAGGCAAAAAATAATGGGATATATTTTTAAAGTACAGGGCGAGGAAGAAACAAAAAAGCCCAAAGAAACTAAGCCCACTGCTAAAAAGAAAACTAAAAAGTGACTAGAAAACTGAGGCGAGTTCCAAAGGACAAAAAGACAGGTATTGCAAAAAAATACTTGTCTGGTTCTAAAAACAGGGCTGCGAAAGCGGCTGAGATAAAGCGAACTGCCGAAGCTTATAGAAAAGGAGAGTATATTGATATAAAAGCTGTACAAAAATCAAGAGTTGCTCAAAATGTCACCACAAAGAAAAAGAAGAAAACCACTAAGCGAAAGCGTAAAAAAAGCTCTTAAGAAAAAAGCTGATGGAACAAGGTTTTATTATGGTGAACTTGCAGAGGTTTATCGTAAAGGGCAAGGAGCATATTTATCTGGTGGTTCAAGAAATGTCACAATGCAAGCTTGGTCTTTTGGAAGGGTAAATAGTTATATGAGAGGTGATAAAGCAAGAACAGCAGACGCAGCTATCTACAACAAATACCAAAAAAGAAGATGAGACTTACTACTAGACAAAAGAACACACTTGCAAAGCACCAGAAAGCTCATGGTCACACAAAGGCTCATATGGAATATATGAAACGTAAGATGAGAGAAGGGGTTTCATTTACTGAAGCACACAATATGGCAATGAAGAGGAAGGGTAAATGAGTGACCCAAGATTGAAAAGGTTTGGATTGTCTGGTTTTAACAAACCAAAGAGAACCCCATCACACCCAACAAAGTCTCATGTTGTTTTGGCAAAAGAGGGCGACAAGATCAAATTAATTAGATTTGGAGCGCAGGGCGCAGATACAAAACCACCAAGAAAGGGCGAAAGCATGGCAGATAAGGCAAAACGCAAGAGTTTTAAAGCTAGACACGCTAAAAATATTGCCAAAGGTAAAATGTCAGCAGCCTATTGGGCAAATGTTACAAAGTGGAGCTAACATTGTGAATAATTGTAAATTTTTTATTTATGGCTGACGAACCAATCAAACCAAATCCACCTGTTGATGTAGCAGCGTTGATGGCAGAAGTTGAAGCACTCAGGAAAAGCAAAGCTGAAATTTTAGATGATTTAAAAAAGGCAAAGGAAGCTGGAAAAGCTGTCCCACCAGATGTTGATGTAGATGCTCTGATTGCTTTCAAACAGCAGAAAGAGAAAGAAGAGCTAGAGGCAAAGGGCAGATATGATGAGGCGATTGCTAAACAAGCACAGCAGTATCGTGATGCTGAAGAGGCAAAGAACAAAAGAATCCAAGAGCTAGAAGCTAGGCAGAGACAGCTTGAAGTTGAAGCCCCAGCAGTTACAGCCCTTGCTGATGTTGTACATGATCCCCAATATGTGCTATCTCGCATCAGTAAGGATCAACTTGCAAGAGAGGCAGATGGAACAGTTGTAGTTGTTGATGGATATAACAGAACACCAGTTAAAGACTGGGCTATGACAAAAATGCCAGCATGGGTGCAGAAGAACCCAAGACCACAGGGCGGTGGAGCAACCACAACTAAAGTTCAGACTGAAACAATAGCTGTTGGTGAAAAGAACCCCTTTGCAAAGGAATCTTTCAACCTTACAGAGCAAAGTAGGTTATATAGAACAG